CACCACACTCTCTCCTGTTTAAGGATAAATTATGTTAGGACTAAGTGCATTTTCAGAGTTTCCGTTTGCAACAGCAGCCGAAGATAGAAACGTAACTATCACAGCTACTAAGACATCGTTAACAATAACGATAGGTAGTATCGGTATTACAGCTGATTCTATTACTGAGAACGTTTCAGGTAGTCCATTAACACTTGGTTTTGGTACATTATCAATAACTGGAGAGGCTAATTTAAGCCCTACAGGAAGCCCACTAACCTTGGCTACCGGAACAGCTGTGGTTTCAGCAGATGCTAATATGTCAGTGTCTGGAAACGCATTGACTATGGCTACAGGTACTGTTACAGTGACTGCAGCAGCAAATGTAGACGTTACTGGTAGTGCATTGACTTTAGCTACAAAGGACGCTACGGCGATAACATGGAGTGCAGTAGTGCCAGGCGCAACTATGGTCTGGACACCAATAGAACCTTATTAATATGGCATCAAGTTTTTCTACAGATACAAAATTAGAACTTATAGCAACCGGTGAAAAAGCTGGTCTATGGGGAACAATAACAAATACAAATTTACAAATTTTAGAACAATCAGCCACAGGATATTTAAGTCAATCCATGGCCTCTGGAGATGTTACACTTACTTTAACTAATGGTGCAACCTCTGATGGTAAAAATGCTTTTTATGAATTAACCGGAACTTTAACTGGAAATAGAACTTTAACTATGCCTAGCGGTGCAGAAAGATCTATTATCGTAAAAGACTCTACGACTAGAGGTAGTGGTTCCACACTCTTTTCTCTATCTGTTCAAACAGCCAGTGGAACAAGTGTGCCTATACCAATAGGTGCGTCTGTTGCAGTTGTGTCAGATGGCACAAACATGAAACTAGGATTATTATCAAAAGGTTATGGAACTGTAAACTCAGCTTCGGTAACAACATATATTGCAGTGGCTGGTGATCAACTTTTAACAAATACAACAACTGCAGGAATTACAATTACATTACCTTCCTCAGCTGCGACTGGTGATGAGATAGTGATAGTAGATGCTAGAGGAACTTTTCAGTCTAATAATCTAATTATAAATAGAAACGGTCACAATATAAATAGTTCTGCTGCCAACATAACTTTATCAACAAATGGTCAAGCTATAACTTTAGTATACGTTGATGCAACTCGTGGCTGGGCTTTCAAAACAAACACTGCGTAGGGGGATGAACTATGCCTCTTACAAGAGTTAATTTTGCACCTGGAATAGATAAACAAAACACAACTGTCGGAGCAGAAGGACGTTGGGTAGATTGCAATAATGTAAGATTTAGATATCAACTACCAGAAAAGGTAGGTGGTTGGTCCTCTTTAGTTACAGATACTATTGTTGGTGTAGCTAGAAAGATGTTTCCGTTTGTAGATCTTGATGGAAATAGATACGTGGCCATCGGAACAGATAAACTTTTATTATTATATTTTGAAGGTCAGCTTTATGATATTACACCACTAGACACTCAAATAACAAATGCAACTATACAAACATTTTCAGGATCAAGCTTAGTAACAATTACAAGTAGCACTGCCCATGGTTTAGAACCTGGTGATATTGTTTTTTTAGATGACACCACGTTGCCAGGTAGTAGTGGTTATTCTACTTCTGATTTTGATGGTAAAAAATTTCAAGTTACAAATGTTTTAAATGCTACACAGTTTCAAGTAACAGTTACAACGTCAGGCACACCAGCAAACGCTGGTCCTGGTGGCAGCATAGATATTGCACCTTATGTTAGAATAGGTCCAGCTGCACAATCTTATGGTTATGGTTGGGGTATATCTGAGTGGCAAGGATCTGTAGCTGGTGCTGCAACATCAACTTTAAACGGTGCATTATTAAATGATACAAACGGTACGGGTGGATCTGGAACAAATATTACATTAACTTCAACAACAAACTTTACCTCTGCTGGTAGAATATTGGTAGAAGAGGAATTGATATCTTATGCATCTATTGCTGGTGCTAATTTACAATCTATTGTAAGAGAGGTAAATGGAACAAGCAAAGCTGCTCACTCAGATGGGACAGCTGTAACAGATGCTACAAACTTTTCTGACTGGGGTGAAGCAACAGTTGCATCAACGGTGCAACTAGAACCAGGACTTTGGTCATTAGATAATTTTGGACAAGTGTTAGTAGCAACGATTGCTAACGGTAAAACATTTACTTGGGATGCAGGAGGCACACTACCTTTAACAACAAGAGCTGCAACAACTACTTCTGGTTTTGCAACAGGTAATAATCCTACTGCAACAAGAGCTAGCTTAATATCACCAACAACAAGACACTTAATTCATCTCGGAACAGAAACAACAATAGGTGATCCTACAACGCAAGATGATATGTTTATAAGATTTTCTGATCAAGAGGATATAAATACATATGCTCCCTCTGTAACTAATGCTGCAGGCACACAAAGATTACAAGATGGTAGTAGAATTATAGGTGCACCTTTTACATTTGGTTTTGAACAAGTAGGTACAAACTGTGGACTTATAGGTAAGAATGCTGCGGTTGAGGTAGATGGTGTCGCTTATTGGATGAGTCCCAACGGTTTCTTTTTATACGATGGTACAGTTAAAACACTTCCTTGCTCTGTAGAAGATTATGTATTCGATCAATTAGATATTACAAAAGGTCAACAAGTAAACGCTGGACTAAATAATCTTTTTGGTGAAGTAACTTGGTATTATCCTACCACTTCATCAACATACAATGATCAGTATGTAATCTATAATTATGGTGAAAGTAGACAGCTACCTATTTGGTACATAGGAACAGAGGCTAGAACAAGTTGGATAGACGGAACAATTTATCCAAAACCTTTTGGAACAAAATTTGATTCTACTGCAGAAGGTACTTTTCCTGAAATAGTTGGTGTATCAGGATTAGGACAGACCACATTGTTTGAACATGAGATAGGCACAGATCAAATTAATCCTGATGGAACAACTACAACAGTAACATCAAACATAACATCGTTTGATTTTGATTTAGATATAGAGGGCACATCAGGCCAGTTCTTTTTATTTATGCGAAGAATATTACCAGACTTTAAAAATCTTGTAGGTAATGCTAAGATAACTATGTCAGTAAAAAGGTTTCCACAACAAACCGATACTGCAACTACGTTAAGTCCTTTTACGATTACGTCATCAACAAACAAAGTTGATACTAGAACAAGAGGACGATACGCAAATATAAAAATAGAAAATGATAATGCTAGTCAGTCATGGAGATTTGGCACATTAACATTAGACTTACAACTGGACGGTAGAAGATAATGGCAATAAATTTAGGAGATGCTCTTTCATATTTAGATATACCACAAACTGGTATTGGTTCTGTTGAATTACCAGTCGCAAAACCGTTTAGGCCAGAGTATGGTGTTGAGTTTGATATTAATGATACAGGTAAGATTGGTTTTAGATCTTATCTAAAAGAATTAAGAGATAAAGCTGGAGAAGGTCTAGGGTTTTTTGCAGATAAAGGATTGTCTTTATTCGATGATAGTAGAAAATCTAATTTAATGAGAGCAGGATTAGGCTCAGTGTTGTTTGGCTTTAGTCCTCTTACAGCAATTCTTGGAGCTGTGATTGGAGCAAAAACTCCTAAAGTGTTTGATTACTTCCAACAACAAGAAGACAGACGAGCTGAAAAAGAGGCTGAACGATTAAGACAAATAGACTTAGAGGAAAAAAGAAGACTAGCTTCGCGAATTAGAAGCGGAGGAAGCACTATCGATTCTGGAAGTGACGGAGGATACGGCGGAACGGGCGGAGAAGGTCCGAGTGCTGTAGGTTCAACTGGAACTTTGGGAGGAGGAGTATAATGGCTAAGATAGTAGTAAGATTACCAGAACCAAAATTAGAGTACGATATCTCTAACCAAAAACAAATTAACAGAGCTTTGACTACGGTTGTAGAACAACTTAATTCAACGTTTCTAGAAACAGAAAAAGAGGAACAACAAAGATTTAATTTCTTTTTATCGTAATGGCAAATGTTTATAAAAATA